CTCCTCTTAAAAATATTTTGAATTTCTTTATTAGAAGTTCAATACGCAATAATCCATTCCTAATACTACTGTCATGTTTTGAGCAGCAGCTTCATTATCCCAGTTGTATTCTCCGAATTCACCTGATTTAATAAATGCACCTTTTAAGATCCATTCCGAAACGATATCACCTACAGGGCCTAATACGTTGATTGTTACATCTTTTTTATACATATCTGAATAACCATCTCTACCAGTAACTGATTCATGGTGTAATCTTACCCATTCCATTACTGCTTGAGCTCCTGATGGAGTAATCGGATCAAATAGAGTCATTGTAACATCATTCCATGACAATTTACCTTTGATTTTTCTATACGTGTTGATGTGGTTTAATTTAATTTCTTCCTGTGCAAATCCTACAGATGAAACACCTTTAATAGTATATGCAGGGATACCATCAACATACATGATAAACCTATTTTGTACTTTCGGTTCGAAAGCTGTGAAGAAAATTTCGTTGGAATCTAATATCGCCATTTTGTTTTATTTTATTATAAATATTTAATTTTTAAAAAATTATGCAGGGAAAGTTGCTCCAGTTGGTAAAATGTTGAAATCCAGGTAAATAAATTCTGCTGTTTTAGTAGGCTGAATGTAAATTTGACCAATCATTTCATTTCTATCAATTACGTCTGCTGAATTGTTGCTTTCGTCCATAATTACTTTAAATGCATATAAACCTTGTCTTTGTTGTACTGTTTCTAAGTACGGATTTACTTGGCTTAAGAATGCGTTTCTTGTTGCAATTGTATTTTGTTCGAATACTAATGTTTGTGCTGTATCTGAAATGTAATTTTTCAGTGCAATTAGTAATCTTCTTACATTTACTCTATCTAAAGCACTTGCTTTAGTTTGTAATGTTTTTTGACCATATACTACTACTCCTGTTGCTGGGAATGAAGCAATTGGGTTTGTTTTTCCTGAGTATAATGAATCACGTTGTGCTTGAGTTAATTTAATTTCAGGTCTAACAACTTGATCTAAACCACCTCTATTAATACCAGCAGGTGCAAACCATGGTTCAGAAACTGAATCATTAAATGCATATACTCCTGGAATCATTGTTGATGCTGGTACCCATACTAATTGACCTGAATTTGGGTCAATTACTTGTAACCAAGGCCAGTATGAAGCAGCATATGAAGTATTTCTAGCATTTGCTTGAGTTGTTACTTGTGATACTGTGGAATTATAAGGAACTAAATCCATTACAAAAATACTATCTCCTCTTTGTTGAGTGTTATTAATTGCATTAGCAATTGGAGTAGCTAAATTAGTTCCTGAGTTAAATAAACCTGGGATTGATAATGTATTGAATTTATAATCATCCTGATTAGCTAATAAACTAATCATATTGGTGTAATCAGCTGCTACTAAACCTTGAGTGTTTGTATCTGCTATATTTTCGTAAAAATTAACTCCAGCAATTATATCACCTTCGGCAGCACCAAATGAACCACTTGCGTTAACGGGTATTGAATCAGCATATGCTGGTTTTGCTACTCCATTATTATCAAAATAATTTGGTGTTAAGAAAGTAGAAGTAATTGAATCTACATAAATGTATCTTGAGTTAGACTTATAATTTCCATTAACTGAAATTTGGTTATTAACTGAATCATAAGTTTCATACATGTCACCTATTACTTTGGAAACAAAGTTAGATGCTAAAGGATCTAATGATAATCCTGTCCAGGCTTCAACTACAATTTTATTATCAGTGTTATCATCACCTCTTCTAACAAGAAGATCAAATGTACCATTAGCAGTATCAGAATTAGTTACTTCCCATCTTAAATTATCGGAAGTTCCGTTAGTTAATGCACCTTCAGAATCTTCAGCTCCATCACTGTTATAAATAACACCATCACCAAAAGTTTTGAATGTAACACCGTTAATTGCAGCTAACGCACCACTACCAAATAAATCAGCTGATGAACTTGCTGGGGTGTAATCTGCTGCTGTATTAGCTACTCTTGATACTAAAAGTGTTTCACCACCATTTGAAAAGTAATTAAATGCTGCTATTGAGGTAAAATAAGAATATTCTAAACTACCACTAGTAAGAGTAGTTCCAAATCTACTTTCATAATCACTATAAGAAGTAACAACGGTTGGTATTTCTACTGGTCCTTTTACTGTTGGACCTACAATAGCTGCCGCGTTTCTAATAGGTCTTTCGGAGATAAAAGAATTATCATTTTCTCTTGCTAATACTCCTGGAGATATTAATGTTTCTGCCATTTTGTTTTGTATTATTTTATTTTGTTATAAATATATAAGAATTTGTTAAAAGTCATCGTTTTATAAATTCTCCTGTTTCTACGTTAACGTTTCCTTCCCCGTATTTTTCCTGCAATTTAAGAGCCATTTTATCTGTAGCTTCACTTACATTTTTTAATTCTTCTACAACTTTTAATTTTTCTAATTTAATTAATTGTAGATCAAATTCTAAATTACCAAATACTTCTGTCAATTTATTTCTTTGATCATTTAATGATTTTATTTCTGTAAGTTCTTCAGGGGTTAAAAATTTATTTTCCATTTGATAAATATATAAAACTTATTATTAATTTAAGCTTCTAACCACCCATGATAAGAAACTGGTTTATTATATGGAGCTCCAAGATTATCATAAAACACTAGTAAAGGTTGATTTGGGGTAGTTGTATCTAAAGTTACTCCTATAGCTATGGCTGGTGCTGGGGATGCAAAGGTTGGATCATGTGGTATACCTGTTACTAATATATCTGAACCAAATTGGGTTGGGGTTTTACCAAAAATAGCAAATATATCTATTCCAGTAGGAGCAACAGCTGGGTCCCAGATACCTCCAAAAGGAACCATTGTAACTTGTGATCCAGGGAATGATGGGTCACTATTTTCTGTTGATCGGAATGTTAAAGAACTTCCTCCACCACCTCCACCACCGTTTAAAGCATGTGATGCAGTAATAGCATATGAGGCAGTAACTTGTAAAGTATCAGTTGATGGTTGGTAATGCATTCCTGAACCATCTGAACCTGAATCTACATATAAATTTGTGTATTGTTGGGTTGGATGTGCATTAGCAAATACAACTGAGTAAGAAGTTGGTGTTGTTATATTATTAGTAACTCTACCAAAATTAGATTGGGTTGCTGTTCCTTGTATATTTCCGGTCACGTCACCTGTTACATCACCAGTTAAGTTACCGGTTACATTACCGACTACATTACCATTAAGACTTCCGGTCATAACTAAACCATCAATAGTACCAGGAGAACCTGTACCTAATGCTGTATATAATTGTTGAATATCAGATGCGTCAACAGTATTACCTGTAGATACATTTGAATTGTCTAATCCTGC